GGAAATCCAAACCACTGTTGAAGCAAAGGTTCAGGAGAAAGTCCAAGTACACGTTGAGAAGGCTCTTGCTGAACAAGACGAGCTATACAGTAACAAGCTCAAGCAACTTTTAGACGCTATCGATAAGGATCACTCTGTTAAGCTTGAGAAGGTTGTTCAAGCTTTAGATAACGATAGAGCAGAAAAATTAAAGGCAGTCGTTTCAAAGTACGAAGTTGCTCTTAATGAAGATGCAAAGAAATTTAAAGAACAGCTAGTTGAATCAATTAGCGACTATTTAGACGCATACCTAGCAGAAGCAGTGCCAGCAGAAGAAATTCAAGAAGCTGTACGCAATAAGAAAGCTGTTAAGGTATTAGAAGGTCTAAGACAACATTTAGCCGTCGATGCTGCATTGCAAAATGAAAGCATTAAAGAAGCAATTCTTGATGGCAAAACACAAATAAATGAAGCTTCCAGTAAGCTTGAGTCTGTCATTGCTGAAAACAATGCGTTAAAGGGTGAATTAGATACGATCAAATCAGATCTACTCATCGAACAACGCACTGCAAGTCTTGATGATCAACAAAAGAAATATATTAAGAAAGTTTTCTCAGGCAAAACACCTGAGTTTATCAATGAAAACTTCGACTATACTCTAAAGTTGTTCAACAAGAAGACGAATGACAGGCTTGAGAACTTAAAGGAAGAAGCTTTAAGCGAATCAACCAAAGTTGACAGAGTCATTCTTGAACAGAGCGAAGAAGTTGTCAATGAAAGTGTTGAAGTTTCGCCTTACTTAAGAGAATTAAGTAAGTACTAATAGCAACTTTTTAATAGGTTATCTCCTGAGTCTCCTGGTAGTTCATTCTTGAACTAACCTTGGTGGTCGAAAAATTAGAAAAAGGGAAATAACAAACTATGAAACAAATTAGACCTACACAGGCCTATATTGACGAATCAAGAGCAGCAGCTCTTTTAGAAAAGTGGGCACCAGTGCTCAACTATTCTTCTAAGAACGTTGCTCCTATCGAAGACGATCATACACGTTTAAACACCGCTATGCTTCTTGAGAACCAAGAGCAGTGGTGCATTAACGAAGCTGGTCCTAACTACTATCCATCATCTACTGGCATCAACAAGGCCGGTAATCCTGGTGCATTAGGTAATGCAGCTACGATGTATGCTGGTACAACGGTAACAGGTACCCAAGGTACCGATACCTACGCTACTGGTGACTTCCGTCTTCCAAAGATCTTGATTCCAATGATTAGACGTACTTTTCCCGAGTTAATCACTAATGAGATTGTTGGTGTTCAACCAATGGCAGGTCCGGTCGGTTTAGCTTTTGCTCTCCGTTATCGTTACACAGGTCAAACCCTAGGTACCAATGACGGTGCTGGCTCAGGCACAACCTTCCCTCCAGGCCAAGGCGGCGTATTAGCACAGGCTGCTAACCAGGAAGCTGGTTATCAGTACTTACAAACAGCTTACACCGGTAACTCAGCTGCATATCTCTCAGGCGCTCAAGGCAGTGCATACAGCACCCTAACTCAGTGGATCACAACAGGTTCAACTGACCAAGGTGTTGCAGCTCTCCTACAAAACTTCGAATTAACGAACGCAATTCCTACATTTGAAGTAACGTTTGAAAAGACAGCAGTTGAAGCTGGTACAAGACGTTTAGGTGCCCGCTGGTCGGTTGAACTCGAACAGGACTTGAAGAACATGAACGGTATTGATATCGATACTGAATTGACAAATGCGATGAGCTATGAAATTCAGGCTGAAATCGACCGCGAAATGTTAATCAGAATGATCCAGATTGCTCTAAACGCAGGTTTTGGCTCTGGCTATTCTGTATGGTCACCAGCATCCGCTGACGGTCGCTGGTTAGTAGAACGTAATCGTGACTTCTATCAAAGATTAATTATCGAAGCAAATCGTATTGCCGTACGTAACCGCAGAGGCTCAGCTAACTTCGTTGTTGCTACACCTCGCGTTTGCGCTATCCTCGAAATGTTACCTGAATTCCAATGGGTACCAGTTCAAGGTAACGTCAACACACAGCCAGTAGGCGTTGCTAAGGTAGGTAATCTAGGTGGTCGTTTCAACGTGTATCGTGACACTCGTACCGATGGTAACTACGAAAACGGTCAGTATGCTGGTCTACAAAGACCAGAATACGCCCTATTAGGTTACAAGGGTCCAGAGTTCTATGATACAGGTATCATCTACTGCCCATACATTCCTGTTATGGTACAGCGCACAATCGGTCAAAACGATTTTGCTCCAAGAGTTGGCCTATTAACACGTTATGGTGTTGTAGACAATATCTTTGGTGCAAATCTGTACTATCACGTAATTCTCGTAAGTGGTCTCGGTCAAAGCTTTACTCCTGCTACGCAGGCAGTATACTTCTAAGCCACAAAGAATTATTGCAAAAAAAGACCCCGTTGCTCAAAAGGCAACGGGGCTCTT